TGTTACTCGTAAACGTCATACAAACACCATGTAATTCTACATCAGCCCCATTGATTGTGTCAGCATCCAAGTCAGCCCTCCGCCTTATCCTCAAATGTAAACAAACATCATCTGCGTGGGGTGCGGCTAGGGTGAAAGTAGTCATAACCATACCCTCGGCCGTAGTAGAGGCCGCCTGTGTGCCTCCCGCATCTGTGCTTGCCAGTAGTGTATCATCTGCGGCGGCGGTTGTATCCTCATCCACCTTCCGCCAAAGATATTCAACTTGCCACTCACAGTTCCCTGATGTTGAGGTGGTACTCCAGCCAATAGTGAAGGTTGGGGCAACATCTCTATCCATTCTGTAAGGTATTCGCATATTAGCAACAACGGTATCATCGGCTGCGTCTGAAAACTGCCAAGCCCCGAAAAGCCCGTGGTCAACAAATTCTGCTGCTTTGGTCGGTGGTGCTTTTAACCCAGAAGAGTCAATCCAGACAGCGTTCAATGTTCTGGCTGTGCCGTGTCTTATTACTGTGCCGTCTGACTGGATTTCGGTGTAGTTAGTCCCCCCACCGACCTTAACTCCCCCCTCGAACTTCTGCTCTCCCGTTGAGGTGTCGCCAGTCACATTGACGTAGCGAGAATCTAGTAACCCACGATTGGTCGGCTTGCCTATCTTGCTCATGAAACCTCCAAGAGGGAAATCGTACCGCCTGCTGTAGAACAAATGCCGTAGAGAGCAGCTTGTCCGAGGTCGATGGGGGGAGAGTAATCAGCGGTACCTACGGGGAATCCGCTAGTACCGGCGGCTACCGTGCTACCGCCAATGTAAACTGTGGCCGTGCCGCTATTGTAAAATATGAACGCTTTTCTGTTTGCGAGTGGCGAGGCGGTCCCTGGAATTAGAGTAGGGACGGTTCCGATAGCAACGGCTCGAGCTTTAACCACACCGTGTAGACTAGCTATACCGAAAGAGCCATCATCATCAACTACAACCTTCCTAGTTTCGGCGGTTCCTGCAGTACCGGAGTGTCCCAGCATAGCTGGGAATTGGTTGCCGTCTTGTGACGCGTGTTGATCTGCCATTACTTAAACTTCCCACCGAAGTCCTTCTTAGCTCGTAAGTAGTTCAACTTCCTTTTGGAGGAGACTTCCTTTTCCAGCGCACCCATCGTGTCCACTTTATTGATAAACAAAACAATCTCGTCACCCCCAGTGATCGTCTTGACTTGCTCTAACTCCATACCCCTATCCTTAAAGAAGGAAGCTAGGTCTGATTCAAATAAGTCCCTGTGCGCCCACAATTCAGCGGGGTCGAAGATAAATGAGTAGCGTAGTTGTACCTTCATTTGGACATCTTCCTTGCTAGAGAGACTGCTCCCTTTGAGTAGTTCTTCCTTCGGCCTGCGGCTGCCTTCTTAGCCATTGCCGCCTTACCGATTATTTTTCTTTCAATTGATGCGCAATATGCTGATGGGTCTCGCTTGTCGCTGTTAGCGGCTACGCAAGATTTGAAGTCTTTGTATTTAGCAAAAGGCATTACTTACCACCCCCGGTCGCTCCTCCACTTAAGTCCTTGGCCGCCTCGATGACGCCAATCTTCGTCTTCATAATGTCTGCTTCATCCTTCTTCTCTCCGACCATTCCTGTATCTTTCAAGGTCTCGGCGACTGCTATCTTCATTTGGAGTAGCTGTTCCTCGGACAAGCCGCCCATATCATCCTTGTCCAACTCTTTCATAAACTCCTGTGTTGGCCCGAATTGGAATGTCTCGAGGAACTTATCGAGAACAACCTTGACGGCCTTCTTGCCTAAGAAGCCCTCAGCCGCCAACTCTCTAACGAATGTCGCAATCTGCTGCATTGATGCTTTCTTGCCCTCCATTGTGAATCCTAGGCCTGACTCAATCTCTATTCGTATCATCTGATCCGACCTAATCGGTACAACACCTGGGCTTACTGGCGATCCGATACCCTCTCTGGCCTCAAGACCAGCCTCACCAATTACATCGAAGTAAGCAGGCTCTCCTTTGTCCATCCGTCTAACAGTCTGGGGGTGTATAAAGTGCTTACTAGCAACTTGAACCATCTTCTCGCTTATTCTCCTAACAGTTTCCTTGAACTGCCGGGTGGGAATCTTGAGGTTGGCGTACTCGGTAGCTTTGACAGATTCGATAGCAACACCCGACTTTACTCCAGTTGGCAGTGTTCCTAGCGCGGATGTAGATGCGCCCTGTTCCTCGATTATCTTCTCTAGTAGTTCCATTAACTGGAAGTAGAAGGGAGGAACACTCGCCATCTTGGCCTGTTCCGGCTTAATGGTCGCATATTTCAACACCTGGCCACCCGGGATGTTAGTAATTTCAAAGTTCTCGCCCTTCCGTTGGAGCCAAGTGCCGGAGATCATCGTGTTGGCAAACTTCTCACAACGCGACACAAGCACATCTAACGACTTATTGGCGGGGATGAACCTCTCGATCAAAGGAACCTGATAAATCGGTCCTGGCTCAAACCGGAAGTCCACGAAAGGATATTCATCTATGTCTAGGTACTCGTCTAGTAACCAGACCCCCCCAGCAACGAAACTGTGGCGGATGATAATGTCCCCTGGTTCCTTGTCTTTTAGTGCATCGTACTTCTCGGCACGCTTTGCCATTTCCTTGTAGGCGGAATCTTTACGGTCGGGTACATATTCTTTGAGGAAGGCTTCTTTTTGGATCAAGGTCGCAGAGTTGTCCGACCCCTTGCCGTAGCCGTGCCGCGACCGCATATATGCTTCTTTTATTTCAGAGGAGGCGTACTTGTTGTCGGGGTGAATCTTGTCCCTTTGCTTCTCGTCAAAGTTCTCGTTGGACTTAATCTTGCTAATAAACTCGGGGCCGGCTTTGATTAGATAGGGGGAGTTGTAGATAGAGGTCATCCCACCCGCTAAGTAAATGTCAAAAGCGTCAAAGACCTCAGTCCTGATCTTCTCCTCTTTATCGTCCGGCCATATTTCTATATAAGAAACCCCGTGCTTGGCCGCTAGGAGGATCATCAAAATTAACTTCTCGTCTAGGTGCTGGTTGTACCACTCCTCCTCGAGCCAGTAACCCGTCTTCTGGGCAGTGTCTTTGGCGAGGAGTTTCATCGCCTCGAAATGTTCTGGATTGGGATAATTGACCGCCGATACATTGGCGGGATAGGGAACCGGCCGCGGCTCTAGTTGTAAAAGTAGATTGGCAATACCCCGAATCTGCCTAGATGCTTTGGGGATAGCCCTCTCGGGGACATTGATTAGCGCCCTATCGGAGATATCGATTATCTTGCCTGTCTTGCGGGAAACGTATCGAAAGTGAAGCCCGTCATCGAAAAAGTTATTGTCGAACCACCTACGCTCGAACTTTGTCCTTTGGGAGGCGGACAGCTTGACCAACTCGTCAACAGTCTGCCCGATACCCTTGGTTGCTATTTTGTATGTGTCGAAGTCGCGCAAGTTGTCTGCCATACCTACCCTTTGTTAGTCGCCTTTATCACCTTGTCGAAAAGCTCATCGCTAACATCATCAAACTCAACGACATCTGGTTCCGGTGTCGGCCCCACACTCTTGGCCTTCTCCATCGATACCAGCTCCGGTAGGTCTTTGGCGAGTATTGCTTTTATGTGTTCCTGGTGGACTCTGCTTAGTTCTTTAACGAGGAAGGCAATACAACCAAGTAACCCCAGCGAAACTATTCCCAAAATGATCTGACTCATTTGATTTGGTTCCTTTCCTCCCAATACTCCTCGAAGGGATTAGGGAGCATAAAATCACTCACCCCAAAGAACTTAATATCGGGGTTCTTAAAATACCTTGTCTTCTCCTTAACTATCTGAATTGACACCGGCACGCCGTTAGTGTGTGTAAAAGTAATCTCTTTCTTGGTGCGTCTGGCCATTGGTAAAAATGTATCGAATGTGCTCAAACACTCTCTAGTAAGGTTTCCAATCAAAACTGCTAGGGATATTGTACCACTAGCCATCGGAGGTTCCAATGAGCGATCTCCCTCACGAATTGCCTTTGCCGTCTCGTGGGTGGCAACGAAGGGAATCATCGAGCGTTGTAGAATGTCTTGAGTGTAGAGTAACGCCTCGACCATCTGTAGGTCGGAGAACTCGGACTTCTCTACTGGCTTTGCTTTCTCCTCAACAGGCTTAGCCCGCCGCTTCTCCCAAGACTTACGCATTGCTTCGGCTCGTTTCCTGTTCGCTTCTTTCTGCTTCTTAGACATACTAAACTGCTACTAGGTCCGGTCCCCTGGTACGAGCGTCTACCTGATCGAGGTAGGCCGCGCGAATCTTACTGACCTCCTTCGGTTTAACTGGCACGGTAATTGGCTGTAACGCCCAAACTGCTAAAGCCTGCGCTATCACAATGTCATCGTGAAAGCCAACTGGTGCCTCGTACCTTACTCTACCCGATGGTAACATAACATAGCTGTAGTTATCAAACTCGAATAATGTTTCCTCCAATGAGAGCATCTTGAATCTCCTCTGCTCAATCCAGATACTCAGCTTCTCAATGATGTCCTTCTTCGACTGATTAGTTAGCTGGAATGGCTCTACCGCTACTCCCGAGCGAATCAAATCATCGGCAACTGGATCGCCCAACCCCGTAACATCCAACATCACCAAAGCATTATTGTAGTGCCGTGCTGTCGCCACAATCCGTTTCTTCTGAAATGGCCACTCTATCGTCTTGAACCGGTCTTGATAAACCTGCCGGTTAGTCTTTCGGTCATAGACTACAATCACAGTATAATCCTGGACACGGCCCAGGTCCACGGCCATCACATACATCCGGCCGATGATCGGCTTCTCCGGCTTGGAGGTTGTTACTCCCCTCACTCCCCTGAACACACTCCCCTCGCCCTCTAAGAAAGCGCACATCAACTCCTGTTGAAAGAACGCCTCGGTCATATCCCTCCGAGCGTTCTCCAACTGCTTCGGGTCATAGATGCCGGACTCGTCTGCCTTAAGCATCCAGGACTTCCACTCGTCATCTCCTCTCAGCCCCCTCTGATAAGCGGTGTGCGCGTGATTCTTTCCTCTAGGCGTAAAGAGAAACCAACACCACGCTTTTGGATTGGCACGCATAACCGGCTGAACGACACTCTCCCATACCTCCGGCTTCATCACCGAATACTCGTCCAACACAACGCCCATTGGGTTGGGGCCGCGCATTAAATCAGGCCGGTCGGCTCCGAATACATATATCTGGCCGCCGCTATGAAGGAAGTCTATTTTTAATTCTGTTTCTTTTCTTTTGATGAAGGTACTCTTGGGGTCACTCCAGGTAGGTATGTAGTTGGGGAACATCCACGGGTCGTCCCACACAGTCTTCTTAGCTAAACCGTAGGACGGGCCGACATACCAGAAGGGAGCTTTAACTAGACTTGCCCACCTTATTAGCTGGTTTATCGCCAGCGTTGTCTTTCTTGCCTTTCGGTGCCAGTTTAGAACCTGAAAGCGGTGACTGTCCCGTAGGACGTCCATCATCTGATGGGGAGCGCCCATCGGTGTAAAGTTGTAGGGGGTCTGTACTTCCATAAGAAATCACATTGATGGCTAGGGGCACGCCACCAGCGCCAGCGTACTCCTGCCGTAGTGAGAAGTGGTCTTTGAATAATCTCTCCAGTATCCACTCGTTCGACCGTACCTTAATGAGCTTCGCCTTTAGGTACTCTGCCTTTGCGAGCTCGATCTGGTCGGCAAAGTCCTCATCCGCTTTCTTCCACCGTGTGATTGTATCCTCGCTCTTCCCAATATACGCACCAGCGTACTTCTGGATTGGAACCTTTTGGAAGTATTCAAGAAACTTCTTTTTGAGAGGTAGCCGCTTGTCTTGTATCATGCCCCGATTCTACCACAACTTTGATAATCTCGCCATTAATGAGAGGGAGAGACAAAACCTCCGCTGTCTCATACTCACCAACCTCGAAGGTAACAGCAAACCCGCCATCTACCTTCGGGCCTCTAATCTTAACGAGGTCTGCCGTAAATTCTACTTTCATTACACCTCCTCTCAGCTACAAGTGATCTAAATACCTTCTTCTTAAACCGAGCCCTTACCTTAGCGTACCGCGTGATGTCCCCATACACCTGGCCGGTATGCCAAGACTCATACGCCCATCGTGGGACTTGGCTCAGATAAACCACCCACTCCTCCTTTTGACCTCGGCGGGCTTTCCTTCTCTCTGACAACGGCGTAGCCCGTACCTTCTCGAATACCGCACCCCACATTATGTAAAACGCTGCTTCGTAGAGGTCTTTCGTTTTTATCTTCTTAAATTTAGGTAGCACGGCCCCTCCTCAGCTAGAGCATACTTAAAACACACGACAGCTTGTTTCTTAGTGTTCGGCCAGCACCCCTTAATGTTCGGGAAGAGTCTCAAAACCTTGCGATCCTCCTCCGACCAATGACTAAATCCGTCCCTCTCGTAATCCCTGTTTCTACCCGAGCCAACTAGGATAACACGAGCTTTTTCGTGATTTAGGTATAACCGGAGCGTCTCAAATCCCCTGTAAAGAACGAAAGGGGTGATCGAATAGATAATGGGTAGCTTACCTGAGAGAGCTAAACCAACCCCAATATCGAGCATAGCTTGCTCTGACGCACCGCAGTTGTAGAACCTATCCGGAAAGTCCTCCCTGATTTTGTCGAACATTCCGTAACCCACATCACCCACTAGAACCACAATGCTGTCGTTCTCTACCATCTCGTTGTAGAGGGCGTGAGCAAACCAACCCCGTTGGCTATCGTGTCGATTACTTGTTTTTAGTTTTTTTGGCACCGTCCTCCTCACTAAGAATATCTACTAACCGTTCCAACAACACCGCGTGCCGTTCCAGCGTGTCCTCGAACTTCTCCCGTTTCCTTGCCGCCCCCTGATTTTCCAACTTTGTAACACGCCGTCCCAGCGTATCCACCGCACTATTCAGGCGGTCACTTACTCTAAAAAGGTATTTCCACAGCATGTCTAATTCCCCAGCTAACCAACCATCCCTATTTATCCCGTGTTTGTGATCTTTCCTTGCCCAAAACAATTCAATCACCTCCTCTTGAAACCCGCCAGAAAACTGCCATCCCACTCGCCAACTACTTTCCAAAGTTTCGTGCCAGGCATTACTTCCTGATACCACCAATCGTGAATCTCGCGAATGTGATTAGGCGGGAGGACATCGTGTAAAAAGAGATACCCGCCAGGTACAACCTTATCCCTCACCGCCTCGTAGCCATTACGCATACTCGCCTCTATGTCCATATCTAGCAGAACATAATTCAGGTAGGGAATGTCCTTACAGCTATCTTTGCTGACCTCGCCTTTTACGAGAATAACATTGTCTAGACCTTGTCTATCTAGTTCACTTCTCTGGTAAGCGTAAGCCAGGCGGTCGGTGTTGTATTTGTCGCTCGCATACCACCCATCCATACAAGTAGCTTGAAAGCTCTTCGGGTCTTCGGCTAGGTGCTTGGGGTGCATATCCTCGAAGGTATCAAAACCATAAACCGTCCCCCTCTTGCCCCACATTTTACCTATACTCTCCACCCCCCCACCATAGGCGATACCCATCTCAGCCCCGTAGAGGTGTCCGTCAAACTCGTCCATCAGGCGTTTCGCGTACTTTAGAACAATCTTGTCTGCCCCGTTGACTTCATTGAGGGTTATCATAGCTTGAACTCTCTCAAAGCTAGGGTTGCTGACTCGTACTCCTCATCACTCATAACTCTGTAATGTCCCCCGATACCCCGCAAAAAAGAGAAGGCCGAACAATCTGTTCTCCAAATCACTACTGGAAAATCAAATGCCCGAATCCTCGTAATCAGATGGTCTATGTCTACCAAATCATAGGCACTAAACCCGTTAGCGTTTAGGTGTATCTTTAGATTAGTAACCCCATACTTCCTAGCAACGGTTAGTGCTTCCCAACACGACCCCTCGGCCATCTCGCCATCCGATACTAGACAGTACACATTCTCCTCCGGATTCGCTAGAGCCATCCCTAAAGCGATAGGTAACCCGTGACCCAGACTTCCGGTAGAGCAATCAATCCCGTTGTCGGGATCGAGGTTTGGGTGGATGCCGTGCTTCTCTAGTAAATCCTCGGCGCTGACGTGCTTTAGGTACTTCTCCAAAACCACATAAAGAGCCAACCCAGCGTGTCCTGCTGAGAGAACAAACTTTTCTCTCTTTTTCTTTTCTCGAAAGATGTGGTTGATTATCGGGACAGCAGTTATACAACTGCTAATGTGAGACAACTTCTTATCGTGGCTAATCTCTAGCACCCGCTTTACTAGCTTTTTGTTCTCGTGGATTAGAGTCATAGCCGATTCTTGTAGTAGTAGTATGTTTTCTTTAGTCCTTCCGCGAATGTAAACTTAGGTGTCCAGTCTAGTGTATCTAACGAGCCGCAGATCGCCCCGTGTGCCAACTTATCGTTTGGTCGCTTCTCCATCTCCGTATATTTTAGTAACTTGCCGGTTAGCTTCTCCAGCGATTTAACTACTTGTAAGTTTGTATAATAGCTACCAGTCCCTATGTTAGCCAACCGGCCACTAAACTTGTCGGGGTGCGCCATCAACGCGCCCAAGGCATCAACAAAATCCTCAATGTAAATCCAATCGTGTACTGGCTCTTTGACTAGCGGCATACTCTCGCCGGTCTCTATACTTCTGATGAGAGTAGGAATAAACCTGTGGTCGGCCTCTCCTGGGCCGTATACTGAAAATGGCCGGACAGTCAAGATTGGTTTCTTATACTTCCAAGCAAACGCCCTCGCTAGGTAAGTCCCACAAACCTTGGTACACCCGTAGAAATCTTTAGCCCACGGGGTTCTTTCCTCGTCACAAAACCGCCCTTGATTCCCATACTCAGAATTGGAACCGAAATTAACAAACATTTTGTAGGGAACATTCAAAGACGCTTTCAACAGGAGGTATGTTTTAATAACATTCGCGGCGAACATCTCATCTTCATCTTGCTGGGTAGAGTGGTTTCCGTAAGCCGCCAAGTGTAAAATGTAGTCGGGGCTTATCTTTTCTAATTCTTTCTTCCGTTCCTCGTAATCAAAATCTCTAGCAAGAGCGAATACATCATACCCATCTGCTTTGAAAGAGTTAGCTAGAGTGCTTCCTATAAAGCCGTGGGCGCCGCTGATTGCTACTGCTGGTTTTTTAGTCATTTTCCAACATCTCCTTAGTTGCTTTCCAAAGGGCATCACGAAGCTCTTTCCCAGTCCACATTTTATGTAAAACCCGCCAAGGTTTTTCGATATGAACCGTCCAACCGTGGCCAGTATACTCAATATTTGAAACACCACCCTCGGCACTATCCTTCCCCAAAAACTCAATCATCTGACCAATGGTTAGCTCGTAACCAACAGAATCGAAATGCTCCATTTGGGCTTCTTTTGTCATCAACTCTGGCTTGTTAGTAGCTACTATCAAGTAACCTTTTTCAAACAACCAATCGAGTAGTCGCCCCCTCCCCCCCTCACTCAACTCATTCAACTGTTCTACCGTAATATGTTGTTCCATGATTTCCTATAAAACACCTTATGCCCGCAGACACCGCAAATAACCGTGTAGTCGTTACTTACTATTTTAGTAGTTTTCCCGTGGAATCGCAAGACTACAAAGTTGCCGTCCTTGTCCACCTCTCCAAGGATTTCCTTCCTTCCGGCCTTTTCGCAAGTTGGGCAATGAACCAAATCTTTTTTCATAAGAAAAAAGAGCCTCGCCATCTCGTCTAATGACGAGGCTCTGTGTTACTTCAACTTAAGCGTGTACCTCCACGAAATACCGAACTTTGGGTGAACCCCGAAGAACATCTGCTCCGGTACTGATCCCACCCCTAGTTGCTCTTCAGCGAACACATCGTCCGTCGGGAAAGCACCA